TGGTATTACCTGCGGTAGTAGTGTTTGGGTCAGTACTGTCGTAACCTTTGCCTACCTCGCTGGCAAAATCAACAGCTTCATCTACTGCAGATCCTGCTAGATTGTATAATCCAGTTCCTAATCCACCAAAGAAATTCCCAACATTTCCAGCAACTTTGCCTATGTTCTGCCCTACATCAATGTCACGGCCTGGAGGAGCTTGACGCGCATCCCTTATCATTTGCTGAGCATCATTGATATTCGCACCCGTCACCGACATTACATCATCAAGTAATATGTCCTCGAGTTGTTTCTGTATATCAGGATCAAGATTAGCCGCTTGGTCTGAATATTTTGCTGCAGCCTCCATTACTAAATCAGCAACACGTTCTTGATCAGTTGGCGGAGTTTCTGGTGGATTAGCTGTTGGAGTTCCTCCACGTATACCATCGTCTGCGGCTGGATTAGGGTTAGCTAATGATGCAGGCGCTACAGTTTGACCTGCAACTACAGTATCCTGCGCTGCTGCAACTTGTGGTTGTGGTTGTGGTTGTGGTTGGCCTAACATTTCAGGATCATTAGAAGTCTGAGCCAAAAGCATCATACTGTTCTGGTCTTGAGTAGCTGAACTGCCAGTTTCTTTCATTATGGCTTGTTCGATGTACTTAATCGTTTGATCCGCACTGAATGCCTCAACAGGATCATTTGTACCGCGAGCTTGACTCAAAGGCTTAATAATAGGATTGCCTTCCTCGTCCTTCTGACCTGTATCAATCATTAGTGCATAACGAAAACTATCTGAACCATCTTCATTCGTACCCGCTACTATTCTCTGGATTCCAGCAACCGTATAGTCCTTATTAGGCCCTTTAATTTGAGCCATTAAAGAAGGACTGTTACTTATAATTGCGTTTAAAGCATCAATGTTTGAAGGGTTGCTAAGAAACTCATCGCCCTTAAAGTCGGCTTGTGAGTAAGCATTCATGACCGAATTCATTGCGCCCTGGTTCCGACCTTTTAACCGAGTATCAGAAATAACCTGATTATCTGCATCAATAACCTTATTACGCTCATTCGTTAAGTCTTGTTGTGTTTGCGCTTTTGCTTGTTGATCTTGTAAATTGCCAAACTTCTCTTGACTAAGTGCCGTAGAAGCCTGTGCATTAGCTAACGTCTGATCTCGATAATCGTTAGTTAGAGATTGTTGTGCTTGTGCATCTGCGTATTGATCGTCTGCCACATCATCGCGCTCTCGCTGGCGACGATCCTGTTTCATGCCACGATACATTGCCCAAATGCCGTTCATATCCATTTTGTGTGTCCTTATAAAATCATCATTGTGGCTAAACTTGCTGCCATGCCCATATTAGTAGCATCGGCAGCCGCAGAACGGCTTTTATTACCTGCTATCCGTGTGGCCTCAGTACCCGCTGCTGAACGTAAAGCTGCTGAACCTGTCTGACCTAATGCGTTATAAGCATTTAAAGATTTGCCCATCGCTTTTGTATTGCGATCATCTTGAGCGAGTACGGCTGTGTTTCTTGATTGGTCCATAAACTTAGCAGTTTCTATACCGCCAAGTCGTTGACTATGTTTAGCCGCTTGCCCCGATAACTGAACACCCGCTCGACTCCTGCTTCGCTGAGCTACACCCTTTGCAGTTTGGGCTGCAAGCTGTGAATTAAAGTCAGCACGATCAATCAAAGTACGATCTGTTAATGCACTCGCGGCATAATCATCTAGCTGCTTCTGAAAGTTCGCTTTGTAGTTCGCTTCCGCCGCTTTCTTTTCTGCGCTTAACGCTTCTTCTGCCGTAGCCATCAATTACTCCAGTACTTGTCAAAGAAACCCTTGCCAGGTGTATTGTTGTTTACCTGACGCAATGACTTAATATTGTCAGTTTCAAATGGCCCTGAATAACCACCATTCTGTTTAATTCCGCGTTTTAAATTGTACTTATTGGTGTCATAAGTATCTTTCATGCTAAGTCCTTTAGCCGCTCCAACATTTGTTAAGCCGTCTACCATCGCCTTCTGTCTCATAGCGGTTGCATCTGCACTCGCTCTAGCAACTCGAGAAGCGTTGCCTGCCAATGAGCTAACGCCCGCTGCATAATCCATGTTCTTTTCGTTGCCTAGATCATTGTATGAAGACTTCAGCGAATCTTGCCGATCCATCGCTGACATGCTTGAGTTGTCTGCGGTTTGTTGTAACTGAGCACCTAGCTGTGTTGAAGCATAACCACCGCCTTGACCCGCAGCTAAAAGTTGACCTGATCGATCTGTGCCTGCGGCTTGCATAACGTCTGCTGAAGCCATGCCCGACAGACGACCAGAATCATCACGATTCATTTTCTTCTGATAGCCAGCCAGTAAAGGCGCTGATTTCTCACGCGCACGTTTCGTAGTGTCTTGCCCGAGTTTTATCTCGTCGCGTTCAGCTTGACTTTGCTGTTGCTGTGGTGCGCTAGCCATGTTGCAAATCCTTATAAAAAACTCGGGTTTCCCCGTTAAAACCAGTAATCTCGCGGTATTTTTCCCAGCCCTTTCGGTTGCTACTAAACGCGATCTGGTCAAAACCTTTATCCGCAGCAAACACTGGTAAAGATTGGTAGAGCTTCATTAACCCTGCGCTCTGCTGTGACAAATACGCATAATCAATATGAAGTACAAGCTTCTCCGAATAGCAGTCTGTGTATTCCTGCATAATCACAAAACCGAATAAATCATCGCCTTCTTCAGAAATAATGTCGTACAGATAAACTTTGCCATTGTAGACAGCCCGCATGACATCTTCTGCAGAGCAGTCACTACCACCTTTGGTAATAGCATCGGAAATACCGCCCTGGTAATAAGTGTGTTTGTCCCGAACGTCATAGGGTGTTATGGGGTGAAAACAAAACATTAAAGCCCTCCGTAACTAACCGTACGCACTGCACGCCCATTGTTATTTTCTGCACGCCCGCGAGCTTCAATAATAGAATTTTGGAATACCGCTAGATGAAAACCTGCCAAAACATTATCTGACCAAGGCATGCCGGGCATCCCGTAGAGTCGTGCCAATGCGCCATCAATCAAATGCTCATGAATCTCGTATGCAACTGCAGAGTCAAGTGATGTGGATTGCGAGGTCGTGCTTAACACAGCGCGTAACGAAAGCGTTGCATTGGCAACAGGAGTCGGTGTTAACCGAAGTGTTCTGCCAAAATCAATCAGAGAACAGTATGTTTTTGCGCTGTTGGGTGGCTTCTGCCCATCTGATATTTGAGGAATATCCTGCTTCGCAATAGAAGCACTCTTTAGCTGACAAATGCGTAAATCTTTCGAAGGGACTTCTAGTTCAACATCGACTAATCCAAGGATTACAAAATGATCTTCTAAGTTCACGCGCCACATTAGCGACTTAGATAAGAATTCTTCAGACGCACGGCGTATCGCGCGAATGATAATTAAGTCTGTACACTCTGGAACTGAGGGTAAAATATCTGGGACGATACTTTCAAACGTGACCTTCGCCATTTATAGCTCCTTCGCTTGGGCTTCGCCAAGAACTGATCCACCCATCTGTCTGGCGAATGTTTCATAATATGTGTTGGCTTTAGCGTCATTGGATGTGTCTGCGTCCTTCAGGAACGCCCTGTAGAGGATAAAAGCAAGCAAAGGGTTGCCGTAGGTTGAATCAATGTCAATCGAGCCGTCAGCAGCGTAAATGGACGGTTCTATAGTAAATATCGCGTCTAACTGACCAGTACCATCATTAGGTGGGTAGCACAGGAAGTTTTTGGCGTTTAATTTCTCAAGCACCACGTACTTGACGTTAGCAACCGCCGTATTGACATACCAACTGGGCTCCTGCGAATCCAAGACTTGTTGGTCAACAATTCTGACCACAGGGCCAGAGGCATTTGAGATGACGCGATGTAAATGTCGCTTGCCCGCAGGAATAGACTGATAAACCCCCGCTGACAAATCCATTGTTGCCCTTTCTAAGAACAACAATGGTTTCATCGATGCCATTTCTAAAACGCCATCATTCAGATGAATAAGTAACTCTGCTTGAGGCCATCTTACTGCAGTCTCATCCAGTAGGAGAGTCGAAGCTCGGCTCAAAATTGATGAAATTGCAATAGTCATTGGTTACGCCTCTTGAAATGTTGCCCATGCAGAGTCACGCTCTGCAGCAGTAATGTCGTAGCCTAAAATGCGTTCAATTGAGCGAACTTTGGGAGTGCCGTCACGACTAAAATCCATTGGATTCGCTTCTTCAATCAATAACGCCATTGCATCCAACGTGTCTGATGATTTTGGCGCTTCGACGACTTTAGACTTGGCGCGAATAGGTGCGCCAACTTTAGTGCAGCCTGAAGCCATAGCTGTCTCAACAAGAGATTCGCGAACTTCCATTTCGACGCCAGCTTCCATACGGATAGCTACGCCATTGAGCGCAACCATTTGTAAAATTGGGGATACTAACAACATGAGTGGGTGACTCCTAAATAAAATAATGGCTCCCCGTCTTTCGAAGGGGAGCCCTGCAATTAAAGTGCAGTGTCTACGGTGATAACACCGAAGTCTTCCAACAATGTTGGATTAGCTGGGTTGCCTTTGAACTGTGGCTTTAAGAAACCAAAGATCTTGCCGCAAGCAATGCCAGGTTGGTTATTGTAGTCAAAGAAATCTTCGTCCCAATAAGCCGTGCCTAGATCCGCCATACCCAAGGCTTGTGCACCACATAACAGTGCGCGTTGGCCTTCATCATTACCTGATGCGCCCATCTTAGAACCAGCAGCAGCGCCGCGAGTATCAAAAACGTGACGGAATTCATGAATGATCACGCCATCCACCATTACTGAGTCTGTACCTTTGAAGAGCGAGTTCTTATCACCGCGAACACCTGCATGGCGCACGTTAGAGATAAAATCAGCGTCTAGCTTCAACTGAGCCATACCCTGTGGAGTAATGAACAAGTGATAGACTTCTTCCCCTGCAGCACCTTTAATGCCTCGGATGTAGTTGTCTTTCGCGTGTGCTTTTAGGTTAACAATGTCTTTATAAGTCATTGAAGTGATAACACCATCGGCAGCGGCAAAGCCAGTACCAGCAGTTACACCTGAAGACTTTAGATGAACACAACGATTGGCGGTCGGGGCTACGGCAGCAGCAGGAGCAAACTCCAAAGTGCTAAGTACGGTAGACGCTCGAGTTGAGCCGTTGGTATTCAAAGTGTATGGCAATGAGCTCATGCTCAAGAATGCCATTTGGTCAAGACGATCACCCATCCAATAACCTAACTTATCGCGTGACTGCTCACGGAAGTTAATAATGGATTTTTGATCAGCCATACGACCCTGTAAGCGGTTAGCATGACGCAATTGATCGATCTGGATCACTGTGTCATACGCTTTCATGGCCTCTTCATTGCCTTCCAGCGTAGCATCACCTGCGATACCATCACCTTCTAAGTCAGCAACTAGAGTTAGAACGGCGCGTGCGCCCTTCTCGGATTTAGTTAATGATTCAATACGTTGAACCATCGCGTTATGGCCTTTACCAGCAAATTGGTTAATAAAAGACGTATTACGGGCGACGCGCCAAAGGTCACGGGCCCATGCAGTCTTTTGATGCGTGGTAAGGGCAGCAAAATTGGTTGTAGCCATTCTGATGTACCTTATTTAAACAAAAAAATATATGCAAATTGACTGAGCTTTAGCTCAATCTCGGGTTCCCGTATCGTAGGACAACGAAGTAACACGCCTTTTTATGTGGGCGATCACAACGCGGTTAACGCACCGCGCTGGTCGAGCTCATGTATCGTCTGAGCCATCACAGAACTGAATGATAGTAGCTGAACTGTTATTTCGCAACAATTAAACCAAATCGCCCCGCATTCGGGCGCGTGTAGCTTCTGGCAGCGCGTCAAACTCTTCGTCAGTTAATTTAGTAATGTCGATCATTTCGCTACTTGTCTTGCCACCAGACTCACCTTGGTTCATTTTCGGAGGTTGGGCATTGGACGCATCAACATTACCTTTCACGTTAGTCGTGCGTGCTTTAGCTGCAACCTTTGGTGCTTCTGTAGCTGTCAAAAGCTCTGGGCGAACCACACGAATTGCAGCATTAGCCGCACGGCGTACCGCTTCCGCAGGTAAATAACCTTGATTTAAGTAAGCACTCTGAAATACCAATGCTTCTGCGTTCAAATCTTCGTCAAAACTGTCTGAGTCAGTGTCTAACTGAGGATATTCCTCAAAAACAGATGCTAGTGTGGACTTTAGTTCCATCTTAGCTTCTACGCGGGCTTCCAAAGCTTCCATATCAATAGACTCAGCCTTTCCTTGCTGTGTAGACGCATGTATTTGTTCATCTATCTCAGCCGCTTTGTCTAAGTCACCATCAAGAACCGCTTCATTACGCTGCTTCGACAATGCACGAATATCAATCGCAGGAATTGCCTGTGCTTTAGCCAATGCTTCAGCTAACTCTTTGCGTAACTCCGCTGACTCTTGTTCAGCTTTACGCTGTTTAGCCACAACATCATCGAGCCGACGTTTAGGAATCATATGCTTCTTAGCTTCAACCGCTTCATCCACTGATTCATCTTCATCTTCAACGACGTACTCGTATTCAAACTCATCATTGTCATCGAGTTCTTCTTCTGATTCAGCTTCTTCTGATTCAGTCTCTAGCTCAGAGTCTTCTTGCTCAGCTTCAGCTTTATCAGCAACCTCGATCAAATGACCGATAGCAGCATCAGTGGGATCAACATCTTCTGCTAATTCATTACCAAAATCTAAACCACTGATTTCTTCGTCATTATGGGCGGACGTATCATCGAAAATTTCATCCATATCTATTGCTGCGTTTGCTTCGGGCATAATTCACCTATTTTTGGGGGTTAAATGGTCTTGCTTGGGGTTTTCTTTGCATCAAGAGCACTACGCTCTTTTTGATCGTTTTGCATCAGCGATACCGCAGTACGGGTAATCGAATCCTGCTGACGGGTTTGTGCAGTAATTTGCGATAACTTCATTCGAGCATCTAACTCTTCGCGTTTCAGCTGTACCTTAGCCTTTAACTCTTCCATTCCGCGATTATGTAAGTTGCCGTCTTCACCAAGTTCGTCAGCTTTAGCCATTGCTAGCATTGACTGTGCTTCTTTGAGTGCTTGATCAGCTTCAAGGTTAGCTAACTCTAGCTCAGCGGCCTTCATCGTTAGTTCCTGCTGCTGTTGCTGCATCTTCATTTCTTCTTCGCTCGGTGCGGCAAGTCCTGCTAATTTCTTAACTTCCACAGCAATGTCGCGCTTCTGTGCTAAGTGACTGTATTCAATGACTCGGTAATCAGGAATCATCACACCGGCCTGACGAAGCTGCAGTGCTTCAGAGAACTGGCTTTCTTCAAAGTTATCGCGTGCAGGTTGCGTGCTAATTACGACACTGT